TTGTTGGTTTCTATATGCTTCAACATCTGAATATACTTCAGACTCTAGTTCTTCAACGATCTCTTTGAGAGCCATGACCAGAACTTTTAGTTTTGATTTGTTCATGATGATTGCTTTTCATCTAATTATAATACAAAAAAAGGGAGGTGTAAACCCCCCTTTAGTTGCTAGCTGCAAGGTGATGCCTTGCTCTTAACTTTAATACCACGATACATTAGATCGTGCCTATCACGCTTTGTTGCTTCTTCAAGCACCTTTGCGTTGTATTCTTCAGAATCGTATTCGACTCCGCGATAAGTGACTTTTGCCATTGGTTTTCTCCAAAGTAGTAGGGATTTACCCCGTTCCTTCAGTCGAACATTTGCGTCCTCCGAAGAGGATGAACGAACCCGTTCCGTGTCGGCTTACTTGCGTCCCTAGTGGGATGAACGTAAAGATATGTTAGCATATCATAACTATGTAGTCAAGTAATATAGTATAACTTGATACATTTTACATAGGATTACCGTTTTTATCGAGTAAACCTAATCGTTTTACCTGTGTTAGATTTGATTTTTGTTTTTTCTTTATTCTTTTGTATTCCTTTATGAGTTTATCTATTTCATTTTTTGAGATATTAACTTTTAGTTCATCATCCTCCTCAACAAATCCCAAACCTTTTGTTTTTTCTTTACTATCAACATAATCGTTGATTACTTCTTGAATTTCATCACGAATGATTTCATTGATTTGATTTTTGATTTGATCTTTCATCGTCTTTTCTTTTTTTTAGGTGGTGCTTTATAACCATATCGGGTGGGAGATATAGTCCCATGCCCATGAGTTATACTTTTAAGACCTTTACCATATCGATCATAATATAAATCAAAAATGTTTGCCATTTTACATGACCTTGTGACATCTAGACACTCATTACCCTCGTAACTATAGATAACATTATATGCATCAGTTGGGAATTTTGTATCGTGAGACTTTTCTTCAGTAGTTCTCTCTAACAAAACTTCGCATGAATAATTTTCTGGCTTCACATCTTTAGTTGTCATGATCCTCTATTCACTCCCCATACTATATCAGGATAAGCCTCTTCAACAAGAGATCTACTGATCTTATATTTCTCAGTTAAACTTTTATCTTTAACTAGACATATAATTCTTGCCTCTTCTGGATGAAGACCCTCAAGCAATTGGATAAACATAGTTTCTCTACGAAGACTTGTAAGAGTATCATTTCCACCCTTAATAAAATGGAATAAGTTTTTCCATTCTCTTCGGAGAGATGTATGATCTGTTCCTACTGGAACTTCGTTTTCTTTATAAGGAACTTTTCCCTTTGGTATTGCAGATTGAACTCTGTCATCAAAGTTCCATATTAAGATTGCAGTAAGAGAATCATCTCTATGCTCTTGCAAAGTAGCAATTTTTTTTGCTTTTGTTCTTTGCTTATCTACATGTTCTAGTATTTCATGTATGAAAGGATTAGGTGGTAGTTTAACCGCCTTAGTCGTCTTCGTCTTCTTCGTTGTTGTCGTCATTAGTGTTTTCAAATCGAACTGCTAAAATTTCATCCGGTGCTAAATTACCGTTCTCATCAAACATTTCTGGATGAGTGAATATTGTTTGAGGTGTTGTTTCATAAGAGTGTTGCCTTGCTATCCATCCTATCATACCTCCAACTAATAGTGCAAGGAAACTCATTAAAGTCATGAGCGTCAAAGAAACTATTAATAGATCTGACATTGTATCCTCCAGATGTTATTTTTTTGAGATGTTGAGGTGAAACTCTAATTTAAAACTTATTTCTCTGCGGAAAATAGAAAATACGTTTTGAAGTTTTACCTGTAAAATATTTGGTTGTGGTTTAATTGCCCTCCTGTTCCGCAAAAGTAATTCAACACCACGATTAATTTCGGGTTTGTCTTTATTTAGAACTCTTTTTTTTCCTTCCGGGTTTTCGGTCATTGCTATACCTCCAAGCGTCTTCAAGTATCCCATACAAGTATGCTCTTATCTTTCTTGCTTTCGGTTTACCTAGAAATCCATATGCTTCACGAAGTGTTTCGTGATTGCGATCTCTTCCACCTTTAATGTATCCCTCTAGTTCAAGGACAACTTCACCCAATTCTTTCGCTGTGCTACTTTGAATGAATGCGTCAACTTCTATTTTTTTTGTCTTTCGATATTTTAAAAAGTCATAAAATTTTAAAGTCATAGTGCCTTGAAAGGCTAATTCCATTGCATGTTCTACCATGGAATATACTGAATCAAAATCATCTGTCATTAAATCAACTTTTGTTCTTGTAACCATTTTAAGGTCTCCTTACATCCTCCGATATGCCGACCTTGTATTTGAACTTGTGGGAATGTTGCTCCTTCACCGAACTCACTATAGAAACTTTTTTTATTAAAGTCAACATCGTATTTGTATTCAATGTATTCAATATCAATACTATGAAATAATTGTCTAACTCTATCACACCACTGGCAATCAGTTTTTGACCAGAGGACTGCATTCATCATTGTTTTCATCTAACTAAATTCCTTAATAGTTTTTTGATAGTCAATATCGAAAAGTTCTAATCCCTTATCTGTCAGGATATGATTATACATACCTTCAAATATTTTAGGTGGCAATGTGCATATGTCAGCACCTTGAGCAAATGAGTGTTCAACATCACCCACAGATCTAATAGAGGCCGATAATATCTCAGGAACTCTGTATGGTGTTTCAGAGTAACCTCCGTTGATTGGAGTTGTTTTAGGAATGACTTCAGAAATTCTTTTAATTAAATTACATCCACCAAATCTTTGATCATCGACTCTGCCGACAAATGGTGAGAGATAAGTTGCTCCCGCTTTTGCGGATAGAATCGCTTGTGAGACGCTGAATATCAAAGTGACATTAACTCTCACACCTTGCTTTGACAACTCTCTACAGACCACCAGACCCTCTCTGGTGCAAGGAACTTTGATAGTTGCTACGTCATTGAATTTATTTACAAGACGATTTGCATCTTTCAACATTTCCTCCTCTGTTCCCACAACCTCCATGCTTATGTCCCGAAGACCAAGCGATGCAAGTTCTTGATAAACGTCATCAGGTTTTCTGTGACTCTTCATTATTAAAGTAGGGTTTGTTGTTACCCCATCAATCAATCCAGTCTTGAAATGATTACTGATGGTTTCGACATCAGCAGTATCAAGAAAAATTTTCATAAGTAATAATCTCTCGAATTTATATAGCGAATGATGTTTTTTAGTCTAACGCATCAAGGGTTCCATGTCTAGCCCTTTTGTTGGAAGACAAATATTTTGCAGTATCAAGAGATCCCTCTGCCCTTGACAATTCTATTTCTAACTCTCTTTCCTCATCTAATAGTTGTGGTATTAAAACCTCTTGAATCTCTCTTCTTCTCTCAAGAAGATCAAATATCTTACCTTGATAACGATCTATTATTTGCTGATTGGTTTCCGATTGTTTCATTTTATTCATCCGGTTTTTTTTAAGTTTATTGCGACGATTATTCTCGCAAACTCTTTTGACCGTGCACTCTTTGCATTCATATGAGTATGATGATGCCAGTCTAACGTTCTTTCGAGTTCGATAGTAACCATCTATAAGATTCTTTTCTTCACCACAAACTCTACACTTTCTCTCTTGTAAAAGCAAGTGAGCTAATTGTAGTTGTTCGTCCAGATCCATTTACCCTAGCATTAAAAAAGACCCTATACAGGGTCTTATTATATCATATGTATATGATTTTACAAGGCATTACCTCTTGGTAATACTTCCTCTGGGAACACAAAGTTCTCATGAGGTTGGTCAACAGATGACATCCATGCTCTCATACCTTCATTAAGAAGTATGTTCTTAGTGTAGAAAGTCTCGAACTCTGGGTCTTCTGCTGCTCTTATCTCTTGAGATACAAAGTCGTATGCTCTGAGGTTAAGTGCAAGACCTACGATACCAATTGATGATGTCCACATTCCCATCACAGGAACGAACAACATCAGGAAGTGTAAAAATCTTTTGTTTGAGAAAGCAATACCAAATATCTGTGACCAGAATCTGTTTGCTGTAATCATACTATAAGTTTCTTCTTCCTGTGTAGGGTCAAATGCTCTGAATGTTGTGCTTTGAACCTTACCTTCTGAATAAACAGAGGTGTCTTCATACAAAGTGTTCTGTAC